ACCGAGTTTTACTGGAAAATTAACCTTCACAATCTTCTTCATTACCTCCATCTTCGTATGGATTCACATGCTCAGAAGGAGATCCGAGACTATGCGAATGCCATCTTCGACCTGGTGAAGCCCCTCGTTCCAATCACCATGGAGGCATTCATGGATTTCAGGGTGAATGCGATGCAGCTCACAGGACCAGAAATCGAGGCGATCGCCAATGGTAAAGAGATTGAGTCACCTGGTGAGCGCAGAGAATTTCAGGAAAAGTTGAAACGCTTAAAAATTAATGTTCCCACATAGTAAATGTTCGCCATCGCTAACACATTCACAGTATTCGCCGCTAACAAGAAGAAGAACAATGGATTCAAGAAGTTGGGTAAAAAGGTGCAGAAGCAGCGCCAGGGTGACGTTGACAGGATCAAGGATAAGCTCTCTGATATTGCCAAGGACGAGACTAAGCGTGTGAAGGAGGTATTTGAAGAGCATAAGAAGCTTTTCCAGAAGGCGAAGCCCAAGGGATCTGCGAAGAAGACCTCTATCGATTTTTACGAAAAGTAAACCACAAAGTACAAAAAACAAAAACTAAAGCCAAAGGTGTGTCCCCAAATCTCTCTGCCAATAGAGCGCAAACCACGCTGTATTGGACGACTCGTATTTCCCTTTGTGTTTTGACCATCGAACGTTTCATAGAAGCCCTCGATTTCTCCAGACCTAACACTGTTGTACTTATTTTCCCAATTTTCGATGGAATTTCTGTCGTTTTCATGAGCATTTCATTTACATCGATCGATTCGATGAATTGTTGTTGAATCATTGGTTCCAGATAGGTGAAATAGTTGAAGTCCGGATCCAACTGAATACATATACCTTCAATGATGGTGAAGGATTTGGCTAAATATACAAAACTTGTTGGTACAACAAAAGGTTTTTCAGCAGCGAGTTGAACAGCTAGGTCATCGTTCATTATTCCAGAACCGTCCAGTGTTTCAAGATATCCCAAAATAGTTTCAAAAAATAATTCAATGTCAGACACATCTGATGTCGTAGGAACGATGACACCCAATTTAATTAAAACATCTACAATTCCTGCAGTATCTCTCGTGATGATAAAACCAAATAAACTTTTAAACCCATCCCGCAATTCTTCTGATAATTTTACAAGTAACCCAAAATCATAAAATACAAGTTTACCCCTAGATGAAAACCCTAAATTACCTGGATGTGGATCGGCATGAAAAAGACCGTTATCCATCGTTTGAATGACATATGAATTGATGAGAGCTTCACAGATTTTCTTTTTATTCACTTTAGGGTCTGTGATTTCAGTCAATTTTGTTGATGGTACATATTCCATTACGATCATGTCATCGTTCGAATACTTCTTATACACTCGTGGAACTTTGACCCAATCAACACCTTTCATACTTTTCTTGAACTTTATGGCATTATCAATTTCCTGAAGGTAGTCAGCCTCACCCAAGAGATATTGAATCGATTCGTCAAGAACATATCCAGAACTATTCCCTGTATCAATACCTACACGTTCTAGAAAATGTACGATAGTCCGAATATTATCCGTATCCTCTTTCATGATATCCAGGATTCCTGGTCTTTTTACCTTGACGATAACTTTTTGTCCATTATGAAGAACTGCCATATGTACCTGACCAATACTCGCTGATTTGAATGGTACTGGATCAAATTCCCTGAATATATCCTTGTTTACAACATTATCAAATTCCACGGGAGGGACATTGTCTTGAAGAGATTCCAACTCTTTTGTAAATTCGGGTGGGTAAAGATCCACTCTCGTCGAAGCGATTTGACCTAATTTTACAAAAGTTGGACCAAGTTCGAGAAGTTCATCCCTCGTCCATCGACCAAGTTCAGATTTATTTTGTACAGTTGCGTTTTTCCATAGAAATTTACCAGCAAATTTCCATGTTTTCAGTTTCCGGTTCGAGACTCTCACCGGAACCTGATGTGTTGAAACACATAACATCCTACTTTTTGTAAAGTTTTTTATTCTCTTAACTTACATAAATGGTAAAAGTTTCCAATATATTCAGTCCTGTAACAAGACCGGCTGAATCATTTATACGAACACAGCCTATTTTATTCTCTCTGATTATTCTTTTCCAGGGTCTTTTTTCTGGAAATGCATTTAAAATTCCAGAACGTCTCATGGCATTTTTCGAAAATAAATTGTTTCGATTCGTGTCTCTCATGATTATCGCTTTCACTGCCACTCGCGATATAGAATATGCGTTGATATCTACATTCATATTTTTAAGTATCATGTACATTTTCAAGACACCAGAGGAGCGTAAAAAAACTGGGTTTATATAATATATGTGGTGGGTGTTCCTACTTTTGTATTTTTCATATCTCATATTGGGTCCTCATTGGGAATCGAAACTTATCAAGGGTGAAAAGTTGGCTATTGTCGATAGTAAAGAAGAACTTGGGAGACGTTCAATTTTCATATCATATGTAGCACTTCTATTCATTTCATGGTTTTTATTGAGACCCTCCCGATCTTCTTTTATGAGTGCTCTCATTCTAACTACCGCGGCTACGACTGGATTTCACTTAAAATATGGTCCAGAAACCCCATTTCCCATGCATCTCATATTAACCACATTCCTTCTGTTTAAAGGGAGGATGTACATGTCTCTCCAACTCTGGCTCACGATGATACTTGTTGGATTTTATACGACGATGCACGAAAATTTATATATCCCTTAAAAGTAGAATGAAGATTCATATAGTCGGTGCCGGACCTACGGGTATGTCACTCGCGTGGGAACTTCTCAGGACGGGTGACCATGAAGTCACCGTGTATGATCGAAAAACTTCGGCGGGTGGTTCCTGGTGGGAACCAGATGAAGAAGTTCGTGATTTACACGCACATAGAATTGTTTTCAATCGTGCATTTGTGAACACACAATCTCTTTTCAATGAGATGGGTATCTCTTGGGATACGTTGTTTCAAGCTAAGGACAATGGAGAACATGTCGGTTTTGTTTTACGTTCTCTCAGTCTAAGAGACTATGGAACTTTAATTTCGTTATTCACTCGAGTACTTTCTCAACCTAAAAAGTATAAATCAATATCTTTGAAAGAAGCTGTTGGAACTTTATCAGAAAAGGGACAAGCTGTCATCGAACATCTTCCTCTCATAATGGATGGTGTCACTTGGAATGTCATGTCAGCATATGAATTTGTAAAAAACTTGGATCATGTCGGTCTTTCAACACCCTACACACAGAGAGTTTCTGGTAAAGTTATGTGTGATGCGATGGAGGAAGCTGTTATGGAAGCTGGTGGAAATTTTGTTTTTGGAACTGAACTTGTAAGTGTAAAATATGAGGAAGATTCGTACGAAGCACAATTTTCAGGTGGTGAAATTATTGACGATGGTATGCTTTTTTTATGTCTCGATAATAGTCCTGCTCTCAAACTTCTAGGAGATAACTGGGGTTCCGATGCTGATAAAAAAGTTAGAGAAAGTACGTATGGTGCAATCAACATTCTTATTGACTATGAAAATCCACTTAAATTAAAATCCGATCTCGAAATAGCTACATCAACAGAGTGGAACTTACAACCTAAAGTTCTCTCGGATGGTAAAACTGTATCTTGTGTTATATGTCATCTCACCGAAGACATTCTCACAACCGATCCTGAAACTCTAAAGGCTGAAGTACTTCGACAACTCAAACTCTCCGAACCTAATAACATACGCATCGGATGGGGTGCTGAATGGAACGGAAAAACATGGGAATTTTCACAATCTTCGGGAGTACTTAGTCTTCATGGACAACTTCCCTTCTTTGGAAAGTGCTCAAAAGTTGCCATATGTGGTATGATGTCACCGAGAAATACACCATATTCGAGTATCGAAGCGGCAGTTGAAGTTTCTAGAGCTCTGTGTCATGAACATTTTGGAACACGAGAGCCACTTCAACCCATTCTTCTCTCACAAGTCATATTATTACTTTTTGTGTTGCTTATAGTTTTAATTCTAATGTATCGTAATATAAATCAATGAAGTTCATGACCAAAGTCTATGAACCGATGTATGATTTCAATAATAAAAAATACATTCGTCTCTCGATACCCCTCAAGTGTGCCGAGAGTATTGAACGAATACACGCTAATAAATCTCATCTGCTCATGAATCAAAATGTTGACAACCCTTTGGATGGTAGAGTTCTCACTGTAAAAGTTCCGTTCCGATATAGGAGAGTGATGTGCGAAGTCCGAGGACGACCCGTGCAGTCTCTTATAAAGGATGATGAAGTTGAAGTCGATATAAACTTTAAAGGTGTTTGGAATGTCGGAAATCACTCAGGTTTCTCTTGGGTACTCTCAAGTTCATCCACCTCTTGATTAGGATCGTTAGGGAGGTCAATTGTCTCAAGTCCACCCTTCTTGAACCCCTCAAAAGTTTGGAGCATACCCTGAAGACGAAACACCTCTTGGGTGAGCTGCTCAATGTTCATACGAAGCTTCTTAATATTCTCATCAACGTCAACGACGGGCATTGTATTTATTTAAAGTTTGTACTCTTTAAATAAATATAGTATGACGGTTCTCACAAGAACCGGATATTTGGTGGATTCGGGTCCAATCCAAGAAATAAAAAAAGAACTTACGGTAAGACCAGTAGTCAACGGAGATTATGGATTTCCTCCACCACCTTTCAAAGTTTTCCGACCAACTAAGAATGGAGTCTGCGTTCCAAGATTCTACGGAACTCACAAACTTGGGGAGCCTCAACAAGACAAGAGACCAGAACCCACCAAAATCAAAACGAGATTTGTTGGACAACTCAGAGACGCCACACATCAAAATGAAGCAATGTCAGCAGCAATCCAAGCTGGTCATGGCGTCCTCTCTTTACCATGTGGGTATGGTAAAACAACGGTTTCCTTGGCCATAGCGTGTAAGTTGGGGTATCGCACGATGATTGTCGTACATAAACAATTTTTGGCTGACCAATGGAGAGAGCGAATACAACAATTTTGTCCAGGTGCCTCGATAGGAGTTGTTCAACAAGATAAGAAAGAAGTCAATTGTGATTTCGTCATTGCAATGCTCCAATCCTTATCTTTGAAAGAGTATAGTTTCACAGATTTTGAGAGTATCGGAACACTCATAGTGGATGAAGCACACCACATTTGTGCCAAAGTATTCAGTCAAAGTTTATTCAAACTTTGTCCCCGACATATTTATGGTCTCTCTGCAACACCTGAAAGAAAGGATGGTCTTACCAAAGTGCTTCACTGGTTCATGGGTCCTACATTTTTTGCAGTTGAACGAAAGAATCAAGAACAAGTTGAAGTATTTCCAGTGACTTTTGATTCACCAAATTATCGAAATCCACCACCATCCATGAGAAATGGTAAAATTTCAATGCCCAACATGATCACCGAACTCGTGGAAGATCGTATGAGAAACAAGATGTTAGTCGAACTTGTAAAAAAAGCCTCAGCTGGCACGAGACAATTATTAGTTCTCAGTGATCGTCGTCAACATTGTGAATTTCTTCACCAATGTTTTCCCAAAACATCAGGACTTTACATGGGTGGCATGAAAGAAGTTCAACTTCAGGAATCGTCTAAAAAGAAGATTATATTCGCAACGTTCAGTCAAGCCCACGAAGGTCTCGATATTCCTACACTTGATACGGTTATATTAGCATCACCCAAATCTGACATCACTCAGAGTATTGGTCGTATCATGAGAGAAACAAAAGGAAAAAAGAACAGTCCACATATTTACGATATACACGACCCATGGTCAATTTTCACAGCGATGTATTACAAGCGAATGAAGGTCTATCGTCAAGGTGGATTCAATATTCACGGTAAAGTTGTAGATGAGAAGAAGAATGACTTCCCTCAGGGAAAGTGTCTATTTTTATAATCTAAATATCTATTAAATGTCAGGTGCATTAATACAACTTGTATCCAAGGGTGCTCAAGACATGTATTTTATTAGTGATGAAGGACATTCATTCTTTCGCATGAAATTCATGAGACATAGGAACTTTTCGCAAGCCCCTAAATTTATTAAAACTATCTCAGATAAAGACACTTCAGTAACCATACCCGTACTAGGTGATGTTATGAACGCACTTTGGATTGATGGTAATAATAGCACATTAGATATGTTTTATAAATCGACTATAGATTTGTATATTGGTGGACAAAAGATTGATTCACAAAGTTTTGATTATTATGCCGATATATGGCCAAACTATTTGGCAGATACCTATAGTAAATCGCGAGAATTGAACAATAATTCTTCTTCTGCAAATCCCAGTTTTGTACCTCTTCAATTTTTCTTCTGTAATCACAAGGCATTTTTACCATTAGTTGCACTCCAAAATCATCAAGTCGAAATAAAAATACATTTTAATGAAACAAGTTTATCCGGAATATCCGAGACTGATAAACGTGTTGATATATATGGCAATTATATATTTTTAGACAAAGATGAAAGAGAAGACATGGTCAAACGTAATATGGACTTTGTCATCACACAGGTGCAAAAAAGTGAACATGAATTAAATACGACAGATGGTTACAATACAATTGATATCAGTCAGATAAATCACCCAGTAAAATCACTATTTTTCGGATTTGATGTTTCCAGTGACGATTATGAAAATGATTTTTTTACATTCTCGGGTGTCGATTTACATATTAATGGAACACCCTTGTTTGAAAACATGAAACCAGGATTTTTTCACACTATTCAAAATTATTACCATTCTGAGTTTGGTGTTTCAGAGTTTAATTCTACACTCAAAATACCATTTTACACTAGATATTACGTGTATCATTTCTGCCTCAATGCATCTAAGTATGAACCATCTGGTACATGTAACTTTAGTCGACTTGATAACGCCAAATTGATTATAAGAGGTGCCCGAAAAGGTTCGTTACGCCCCAGTGACCAAACACTTTTTATATACGCTTTGAATTATAACATTCTTCGTATTAAAAATGGTCTAGCTGGAGTACTATTTGGAAATTAAATTTACCACAAGAGAGAATCTCGAGGTAGATTCAACATAAATTTACGCCCTGATGGTATCAGAGACGGCAAGTACGACAACGCCGGCGAGAAAAGCCATGATGACGTAATTCAATTCAGTTTCTTCGCGACCAATCTGAGGCTTAGGAGCCTCTTCAATTTTGGATTTCACGACAGGCTTCTGCTGCCGGATGGGAGGTTCCAAATCCTCCAGCGGACAATACGCTATCATTTATATATATTTAGAGATTAATTTCTGTCTTCTTCTTTCGCCTGGTGCGCTTAGGTTTAGTGGAACCACCAACATTTACCTCCTTTACTTCACCACCAGTGGACTCACCTGAAATCGACACGATGTCAGACATATCGTCATCTTCGTCAGGAGGAGGAGTTATTGTTGTATTCATGGGGGGTGGTGGAGGCATCATTATTCCACCCATAAGACTTGAAATATCTACTCCTGGACCTTGCATCTCATATTGCCCATTTGTACCACCGACAGGTGACTCAGTCGCAGGACCATCGGGAGATCTGGTTGTGTTTTGAACAGCCGCCATCATATTCTTCACCAGGTCTGGGTTCTGTTTCATCACATCATTCATATTGGGCATTACCGATTTGAACATACTATTGGTAAGGTGAAACATCATCGCAGAACCACCCAACATCATAATCAGCTTCACCTCTGGAGCAACACTGACCTTAGAACGATACTTTACATAAAGTTCCTCAAAAACACCATCATAGTCGTCGACATTCTCCATAACACTCTCAGACCAACCATCAAGCTGAATCTCAAATGGGTTGTAACGTTTGTTTAAAAACTCGAGACCCGTTACACAAGCTACAAGCATTCGTCGAGAAAAACGAATCGATTGCTCTACATCGATACTATATGTGATACGTTTCACCTCAGACCTCAACTCTTCGATATTGGAGTAAGCATTGAGCCTTTTATTGATAGCAAATCCCTTCTTTTCCAGACGAGCTAATTTGTTCAATAAATCGGATTTTTCTTCATCTATAGAAGTGTATCCCTTCGAGGGAGTTTCTTCCTGAAACCCGGCACCCATGGGTTCATCATCGTTGTAAAACATAGGTTCATTTTCACCATAGTCAATCTCTTCATCTTGAGAAGTTTGCTGAGGAGCCGATTGCTTGGTGGGATTTACAAATGCATCCATCGCCTCTTGGTGCTGCTGAGGCTGTGTCTGACGCGCAGGCTGACTTGGTCTCGGAACTGGTTTTGGTCGAGGAACAGAAATTTGAATCTCATCCATGAGTGCCTGTTCATCCGCGTCTAATTTCATGTCAGTTGTGTTTCCCCTGTCGAGTACGATTTCTTCGTCCATCTACTCTCTATATGGAAACTAAAAAAATACCTTTAACGCACTTTAAAAAAATATATGTACATAGTAAATGTTCAACCTTAACAAAGCGAACCGTCAAGGTCTCAAATGGATCGGCGTTCTTTTCCTCATCATACTTGGTCTCATGATGTTCCGTGATACCAGCATGTATCAGCCCAGGCCAATCATGGTTACTCCCATCCGCGAGGGTTCCATTTTCGACCTGGAGAATAAAGTCGAGTGCACCCCAGGTAACAAAGATGGTAGTGCCTATACCAAGTCTTTAACACCAGGTGGTCTGTGTGGCGCCCAAAAGCTCGTCTCCGATCTTTCGAGTTATGAGATCACGGATGGAATCGGCGGATCTTTAATCTAAGCTAAATATAAATGGCTCTCATCACATCCCCAACTGAGACTATTCCAGATCTTAACTACGAGTATCATACGATAACAATTGATAGCATCGGTCAAGATAGTGCCAACACTTTCACCTGCTATCTTCAACAGCCTCTAAAAAATATTGTTCAAGCTAGACTTCTCGCTGCTCGTATCAACACCACAACCGATACGGAACACTGTCATGTTTCTATCAAAGAACTTGATACCATTTTTAACGACAGAGCCTCAAATGTTTACGAAGGACAATCTTCTATGAGTGTTCTTCGTAGCTCGTTTGCGAGTGTTATTACAGAGGGAACCGCGACAGTTACTTTCAAAGATAATTATCCAATCGCTACACAATATATTGACCCCATTCGTCGCCTCGATCGTTTCACTGTGACCATCAGAGATCAAGATGGTAACACGATAAAAAATCCAGTCTCAGCCGCTGATAACTTTCTCGTTCTTCGTTTCGTGTGTAGAAAACCAAATTTGTAATTTTCTCTGTTTAAAGTAGTATACCATGTCCGCTGGTATTGTTCAATTGATAGCTATTGGTGCCCAGGATGAATATATCATGGGTAACCCCGAAATATCTTTCTTTAGTTCAACATTCAAAAGACATGCTAATTTTTCACAGTCCATCGAAAAACAAACCATACATGGAGCAGTGAAAAACAATTCTATGTCCAGCGTTCAATTTGAACGAACTGGCGATCTTCTCGGTTATGTCTATTTTACCATCGATGATAATACACAGGCGTTAGATACCCAATATTGGAATACCGTCATCGATAAGGTAGAACTTTATATCGGTGGGTCTTTAATAGACAGCCAAGATACTGTTTTTACAGAAAAGATTGCCATCGATACATTCGCCCAAAATGTATCTAAAAGTGCGTTGGGTACACACCCAGGCGTGAGCTCGAGATCTTACTTTTATCCTCTTCGCTTTTTCTTTTGTGAAGGACCACAATGTGCACTCCCTCTCGTGGCTCTAAATTACCAAAATGTGGAAATTAGAATTCATTGGGCTAATGAAGCATCGAATTACAACATTGAATGTTTTGCCAATTACTACTATCTTGATAATGAGGAACGTGGTAATATCGCGTCTCGCAAACACAATCTTCTCATCACACAAGTTCAAAAAAATATACCCACCGGAACACTTGTTCAAGATCTTAATTTTAATCATCCAGTCAAATATCTTGCATCTTCTGATACAACAACAAATGGTGCGCTCACTTCTCCAACCAACAAAGTGAAATTGACCATCAATGGTCATGATGTAAGTAATTACAGATGGGGTAAACCACACTTCATCGATGTTATGAATTATTATCACACAAACTTCGTTACATCACCAGACTTTTTCCTATATTGTTTCTGTCTTTCCACCAGTTCACTCCAACCCACAGGAACACTTAATTTTAGTCGTATATCTTCGGCCACGATCATGAGTGAAGACATGGCCATAAACGATCCTATATACGCAGTAAACTATAACATCCTCCGTATAGAAAACGGTATGGCAGGTCTCCTGTACGCAAATTAAAATACCTTGTTATATTAAATGGTCAAAAACTTGCCCACGGTAGAACGTTCAACCAAAATTAGGTTAGGCAAACATTGTACCGAAGACCAGGCGGAAAATACAATCGTACTTAACGCGAGTAATGTAGAAGTCGATGCATCATCTGGTAAAGGTGTCTATATTACACCCCTCGATTTGGCAATCGATTTTACGGGTTCTGGAACCGATGCCACTACAAATACAATCGTGACGTATAACCAAAGTACGCATAAATTGTATAGAACAAATATCCCTCCTACATTCAGTGGTATCTCAACTGGTAGTTCCGAATTTGAAAAGACTACACTATTTTCAAATATTGTGACGGGTATTATTGTTGATTCAAATATTGTCGTGGGTGGAAATGTCACATGCTCAGAACTTATCGTTACAGGGAATGTGACAGCTCTAGGAGATGTTAATCAGGTGTTAACAACAAAATCCCTGTTTACAGACCCGATAATCGAGTTAGGTGCGAATAACATCGCAACTGATGATATATACAAAGATTTAGGTCACATTTTACATCGCCCCGATGGATTCTCGAATGTTGCTATTTATTATGACGAAAGTGATACGAAGATTGTAATGGCGTATACTAATAGTGATGCAGGCTTATACGAAATAACACCAACTTCCGAAACTATTAATGTACATGTCTACGGCGAAATGTACACAGAATCTAATGTTGGTATTTCGAATACAACACCCGTACACACTTTATCTGTGGGTGATAGTGTATTTATAGATGACGCGAATCACTCAAATGTTATTGAAGCTCATGGTAACACGTATACATCTGGAAATGTGTATATAGGTGGTGGTCTCATCACAAATGTAGGTGGAGTGAATAAAAAAACATATAGCCATGCATCAGCCTTTCCACAAGGAACTTCAGTCAGTGATGCTACTATTACACTGACATTCACACAACATGTATTTTATGCGAAAGTGGTGGCTCAATTAATAGATGATTTAGATAATGAAATAAGCTCACTTTCAATGGAAGTTGGTGGTGGTAATAGATCGGGTAATACAAATGGTCTAAATATTGCATTAGGTCAAACATCTATATTTGGTGGAACAAATACGAACCCATGGTCGACAAATATCACCACAACACCCACAACAATCGCTATTAAACCTACGAATGCTTTCACATCGGGAGGAGGAAATTATTCTATTTTTGTTGAATATATATCAGCATACCCCAGTGGTAAACTTGAAAGTATAACACATACTGCCGGTACATCATTGTCCAGTTTTGGATATTAATTTCATATTTTCCAATTGCTCAACAATTGTAAAATGTTTTTTATATACACTACTTATATATGTCGACGAATACAAATGTACAACTGATACCAGGTGATTTAGTTTTATCCGGAGACATAAAAACGGATGAGGTGACTCCCACATTTTCGGTTGATCGACAGAATAGTCGTGTAGGTATAGGTATAGATGCAAGTTCGATATCAAATCCATATACCATGTACGTGGCGGGTGAAATGTATGCAACTCAGTTACATGGTGATGGAAGTCAACTCACGGGGTTGACGGATTCGGTGTGGGGTCAAACCGGCGATGACATAAGTTATGCAGACGGTGATGTTTCTATCGGCATCGCAGACGCTAACGGAAAAAGATTACGTGTACATGAAAGTGGAAATGATGTATTGGTTGCCGATGGTGCAAATTTACGTGTTGGTGTAGCAACTGGAACACCCCAAGCAAACCTCCACGTTGAAGGTAATGCCTACGTGTCGTCAAACCTTGAGGTGAGTAATGTCAATTTCACAGGTAATTTATATCAAAATGGAACCTTATTCGAAGGTGGAGGTGGAGGTGTGTGGACCGAAACAGGAAGCGATATTTATTACACGACTGGAAACGTCGGTATCGGGACGAACCAACCCCAAGCAAACCTCCACGTCGAAGGTAATGCGTATATATCAGGAACCACTATATCGTCAGGTTTTTATGGAACGGGGTTATCGAATGCTTTTGTTGAATGGGCTACGAGGATGGCTGGAACGGGTGATGATCGCGGACAGGATATCACCGTGGATAGCAGTGGAAACGTGTACGTGACTGGACGCTCTAACAGCCCTACACTCAATGTTTATAGTGAGAGTAATACAACACCTGCTACACAATTATCCAACTCAGGTAATGAGGACGTATTCATCGCTAAATATTTCGCGAATGGTAATGTTGATTGGGCTACGAGAATAGGTGGAACGAGTAATGATTATGGGCGATACCTCGCTGTGGATAGTAGTGGAAATATATACGTGATTGGGAACTATATCAGCTCTACACTCACTTTGTATAATAAAGATGGTACAGCCTTTGGTACAACATTATCCAACTCGGGTGGTAATGACGTGTTCATCGCTAAATATTTCGCGAATGGTAATGTTGATTGGGCTGCGAGGGTGGGTGGAGCGGGTAGTGATTACCCGGGTGGTATCTCCGTGGATAGTAGTGGAAACGTGTACATCACTGGGTTCTATGCCAGCAGTCCACTCACTCTTTATAATGAAGATGGTACATCTTTTGGTACAACATTACCAAGAACTAGCTTTTCTAATGACGCATTCATAGCTAAATACAACACGAGTGGTGAGGTTCAATGGGCTACGAGGGTAGCTGGATCGAGTAATGATTACGGGCAAGGTATCTCCGCGGATAGCAGTGGAAACGTGTACGTGTGTGGAGCCTATTCCAGTTATACCACTTTGTATAATAAAGATGGTACATCTTCTGGTACAGCATTATCCAACTCGGGTAGTAATGACGTATTCATCGCTAAATATTTCACGAATGGTAATCTTGATTGGGCTACGAAAATAAGTGGAGTGGGTAGTGATAACGCGAGTGGTATCTCTGTGGATAGTAGTGGAAATATATACGTGACTGGGAACTATCGCAGCTCTACACTCAATGTTTACAGTAAAAATCAGGCCATTCCTAATAGTCAATTATCCAATTCAGGTAGTAATGACGTATTCATCGCTAAATATTTCGCGAATGGTAATGTTGATTGG